ATACAGAGTTATATGTATCATTGGTTTGTGACAGCCAGCGTGGTGGCTTTCGACAGAAAGGTTTTTATTTTCCTTGACCCTTCTCAGCCTTCACTTATTGCTTCTCTACTGCTGATTTATGGGTAAGACAGAACTTGCTAACGAACTAGAATCACGCCTTCGGCGTGTATTCCTCCCAGACGAGGGTGGCGATATTGTCTCTTGGCTTGAAGCCAACATCAGACAGATTCCGTTCTCCCCGATGCCCGCTGGCTTCAGAGCAAAGGAAACACCTTGGTTAATTGAACCGCTTAGAGCGTGTGCCGACCCAGAAAAGCGTCTCGTTCAGATTATTGCCCCAATTCAGTCTGGCAAGTCACTCCTTGCCGAGATGTTGTCTTGCTATATCTTGGCACGACAGCCAGCCCCGACTCTCTACCTTAACGACACTAACGACAACGCCGCAGACTGGATGAAGACACGACTCCGTGTTCTCTGGGAGAACTGCCCACCAGTAATGTCAAAACTCCCAAAGGGAGAAGAGAAGTCCAAGGGGGATACCGTTCAGACGAACGATATGACTTTCTGGTGTCTTGGTGCTTATAACGAAAAGAACCTCCAACGCCGTTCTATTAGATGGCTACTTGCTGACGAAACTTGGCTTTACCCGAAGGGGCACTTGGCTGAAGCGTCTGCTCGTGTAACCTCGTTCGGCTGGCTTGGTAAAAGAATATTTATGTCACAGGGCGGATTCGCTGGTGACGAGACAGAAGAGTTCTGGGTTACGACAGATAAGCGAGTCTGGTCTTTCGCCTGCCCTCAATGCGACCATAGACAGGAATGGAAATGGTCACAGGTCAGAATACCAGAGGACGCTATGGTCTATGAAGGTGAGTACGACTACAACAAAATAAGAGACAACACCACTTACGAGTGCGAAGGCTGTAAGCATCACTTCAAAGACAGTAGAGCATCTAGAGATGAAATGAATAGCAGAGGGTTCTATATGCTTACGAACCCAAACGCCGCAGAGTATAATGCTGGATACACTTGGAACTGCCTTGCGGCCCGCTCTTGGGGAATAGCCGCTGAGTCTTACATTCGTGCCAAGATAATGCTAGACTACAATGGAGACGCAGGACCAATGCGTATCTTCCGCCAGAAGCAGTTAGCGGAGTTCTGGACTGACGAGCCAGACTCATTCGACTCTGTTCAGTCTGTCGGCGAGTACAAGCAAGGCGAAGATTGGGATGAGGAATCTCTCATTAATCCGAAGACAAAGAAGATTCACTCTGACAGAACTTTGACAGACCAAGTCTTTGCAAGATTTATGACTGTCGATGTGCAGAGAAATGGATTCTACTGTCTCGTCAGAAGTTGGGCTGAGGGTGGTTATAGCAGGCTTCGTGCTTGGAAGTTCGTATCAACTTGGGGTGATGTTCAAGCATTCCAGAAAATACATAAGGTTCATAGTGCCCTCGTATATGTAGACTGTGGTGACCAATTTGATGATGTAATTAGACAGTGCGGAATAAACAAATGGACTGCACTAAGAGGTGACCAGAGAAGTGAGTTCCCTTGGAGAATACAAATGGCTGGAGGGTGGAAGACTGTGAATAAGACATATGCACCAGCAAGACTTGTTAATGCTGGAACTGGAGTTGTCAGAGTTCACCACTTCTCTAACTTGGCTCTAAAAGACCAGTTATCAAGAATAAGAAAGACAGGAAAGCATATGTGTCCTCACGATTGCGGGCAGGACTATATGGACCAAATGGAATCTGAGGCCCGTGTAATGGGTAACAATGGAAAGCCAGAGTGGCGTAGAATTGGCAAGCGAGCAAATCACTTGTGGGACTGTGAAGTCATGCAACTTATTGCGGCGGCGGCATTTGGATTCCTTGGGGCTCCGAAGGTTGTTGAGACAGTTCCAGAAGCGGAAGAAGAAAATAAAGAGGAAGAAGTGTCCGAAGGTAAAAGCGAGTAGCACGAGCAGTTGAGTCGAACGGACTCATTCATATGATGAGTCTTGTCAGTGATTCACTGACCTGTTCTTTTACTTTGGCGGTGTGGTGGTAAGCACATACAGAAATGGTGTGCAAGGTTAGCATAGTAACCCCAACTATGCGGGTCGCAGTTCCCACGGCGTTCCCAGTATTTCCTCGATTGATTCCACCCACCGCCAATTCACTTTGGGTGCTGATGATGATACGGATGACGAAAGTACCGTTACCCTCCATCTGTTGGGGCATAACCATCTTCCAGACCCAATTCATTTAAAACATATAAGGCAGGCCAATCGGCCTGCCTTATTTATTGGTAACAATGCGGAGATTAGAGTATATTAATCTCCGCATTGTTGCTTTTGACTATATTGGATTTTCTGGCAACTCTGCCCAGTGTGTCGGATTAATCTTAACTCCGACAACACTCATAACCCATTGGTCAATTCTCCACTCCGCTACAACAACAGCATTAGATGAAGGCCAATATGAAAGAATCGGTCTATCTAGCGGTGCTGTATCTATACTCTTCCACTTATTTATCGAGTATAGTTCTTCATAGTACCTGTACTCACAAAATCTTCCGTTTTCGTCATCCGCAAAAGCGTAAGGACTCCAAGCGTCTATTCTGTATCTTGGTATGTTCCTCAAGATTACTTCTTCATCCTTTCAATGTTTTCGTGGTATTCAGACCAACGATTAACAATTGTTTTGAACTTAATACGCTCTTCCTCAAACCAATCCATAACAACTGAGTATGAGAAATGGAACAACAATGCCATAATTGACCATTTACAAACATTAACCCATTCTGAACTAAATGCAGATATTACTGCAAGAATAACAAATACAATTGGAGATATAAATATAAATAGCAAAGCCGCTATTCTAAGTACATGAATAAAGGAAAGAATGTATATCTTTCCATTTGAGGGTATTTCTTCAGTTTTTTGCATTTTTTATATGTGTTCTAAAAAGGTCTACAACAATTGCGTTTATTGAAAAGAAGTCTCCATCTTTTGCGGTACAGATATAGTCAACTGGTTCTTCAAGGAGTTTTGATATGCTATTAGACTCTGTTTCATTTGCTGGTCTATTTCCTTCTCTAATCATATGAACTCTGAAATATTTATATCCATTATCTTGGCACATATTTCTGAGAATCTTGTTTTCGTTTTCGTAACGCATATCGGTTACAATGGCTATCTCAGAAGAAATAGATAAAGACTCTTTCATATCTCTGGCAGTTAAGTCAGCAAATACTGACGGATTTTCGCTTCTTGCATATTCTCCGATTGCAACAAGTACAGGCCGCATCTTTGCTTTCTCTTCTTTATCCTCAGTCCAAGGACTTGCTTTAAGACCAAGATATTCAAATGAAAGGCCTGTGGCCTTTCTTAGTGGCTCTGCAAACTTATGCCTTGAAGATTTATGTTTTCCATTTATTAAGTATTCAAGTGAGTCTGCAAAAGTATCCTTCCCAGACTGTGCATATCCAGAGACGGCAATAACCATCTTCATATTATTTATTACCCTCCAGTCGGCGATGGGTCAACTTGACCTTGCATGACTTCATTTGCAATACTCTGAACGACTCTATCGAGAGCCTGTTCGACTGCTGGTGGCTTGGCTGGAGGTGGTGCATTTGGCTGTTGTGGTGGAGGCGGCGGAACGCCAGCACTTACAGATATTTGCTTTACTTCTGACGGAGGCAATTGCTTTACTTCCATCTTTGGTGGAGGTCCATCTTTGGGACCAGCAAATCCAGACGGGCTTGCGGAGCAAGACATTTGTTGTCCAGCAGGAACTGTTACGGGTGGTATTCGTGGGTCAGCCATCTGTACCTCGATTCTCCCTGTTAGACAACCAACATTAAATGAGGCGGTTCCATCTTTGTTTAAGTTATATTCAACAGAGAATGTTGTTCCTTTAATCTTTACTACACCAGCAGGAGTCTTTAGAGTAAAGACAGACATTGGGGCTAACTTCTTGACATCACCAAGAACCTTTCCGCTTTCAACCTCAAACTCGGTAATAGAAGGACCAGTCTCTTTTACAGACTTATTTTCTGGATTTGGCTTTATTATAGTACCTTCAGTTTGCTTCAGTGTTTTTATATGAAGCGATGAATTCGGAAGCATAACAAGCCTTATTCCGTTAGATATGAAAAGTTCTACTTTTGACTTGTCTTCAGTCTTTATGTTCTTTCCAGCAGTTATGACAGACCCATTAGAAATCTTCTCAGAGACCGTTCCGATGTAAACCTTGGCAACCCCGTCAACGAGCGTTGATGTGGCCTCTCCGTCAATTACAGCACCAAACAATGATGAACTTAAAAAAACTAGTATAAACTTAAGCATACTTTTTATAGATTATAACAGCAAGTAAGAGTACTGCTGACATTGAGAAATAACTTGGTTCTGGAACGGATGTTGGAGTCCAAGTATCAAGTGTTTGCGTATAAAGAGAAACTGTTGTGCTATCTCCAACAACGCTCATAATGTTGGCATTGTTTAAATTTATGTTAAGAGAGCCGCCGCTTAATGGAAGCGTATCACTTATTTTCCAAAGACCAACTTGAGAAGAGTCCTCAACCAACTGAGTCCACATATAAATTGGACTATCAAAATCTGTAGAAAATGAACCGTTCCATTGTTTTTGAGATGCACTATATGTACCAGCCCAGTAGACAGATATTGGATTACCAAGCCATTCGCTATAAGGATGGTTAATTGGGTTATACCCCTGCTCCCACTGAACAAACGCAAGTGATTGTTCTCCAACTATATTTCCAAATTCAGATTTTAGTTGAAGTCCATTTCCGTTAACTGTTATATTGGTTACTGCCATTACGCCAATGGAATTATGACAACCTTTGTTAAATCTTGCTAGACAACAATTTAACAAATATAACACAAGAGACTAATACCCCGATGGAGAACCCAACGAGAAACCAGACTATGCCTTTTTTGCACTCTTCAGAAACTAGTCCATTCATAGACTAGTTTGTTAATTGTCACTCAGAACAATTTCTAATACTTGTCATTAGTTGCTCTACTTTTAGAGGACAATTAATCTTTTCAATAGTAGAGCCTTGGTCAATTAGAATAATGCAATGATTTTCGTGTGGATTAATTTTTATAATCCTTGAAACATTGATGTAAGTATATCCAATATCTTGAGAAAGATACTCACTAAACATTGGACTGTTAATGTCTATCTTTTTAAGACGCTCTGGAATTCTGACAAAATTCTTCATTTTTACAAATAGACATAGTATCACTTAAAAACAGGTATACAATGTATACTGAACAAGGAGAATACTTGATTAATGCCGCTTTAGCGGCATTTTTTACAATATCTATCATAACTGTATATATATAACATATATAGTTATACACAGCCGAAACGGCTGTGTCAACTGCCTTCTAGATTATCTTTTTCCCTTGGTCCAGCCATTCTCACAATGCGTGGCTGAAACTCTGCAATTTTTGTGACGAGATTGCTCTGATAACCCATAACACTTTCAATGTCTTTATACGCCTGTGGCGATTCATCGATACTTGCACTTATCAACTCTACCTTGTTGTTAATCAAAAGGTTATCTCTGTCTTCCTTCTTGATAGACTTGGTGGCTTGCGAGCGAGACATAGCACGGCCAGAGCCGTGCGATGCGGAGCAAAGGGACTCTGCATCTCCTTTTCCAATTACTACATAAGCCTTTGTTGCCATAGATGATGGAATGATGCCAATCGTGCCAAGTTGTGCTGGAGTAGCACCCTTTCTGTGAACATACATTTGCTTTCCGTTGACATTCTCAATCCAAGCATAGTTATGGTGGTTTGCTATAGTTTGCTTACGCTCGTACTCAAGTCCAGCAGAGATAGCCACAGACCTGTGTATGCACTCGTGGTTTGCCGCAGAGTAGTCTCCGCACAACTCCATAAGTTTATAATAAAGTTGACCTTCCTCGCTATCCATTGATAGCCACGAAAGTTCGTTTAGTGGCTTTGGCAACGGATTGAGTTCAGCCGCCAACTTGGTAAAGAATGTTGCTATTGTGTGGCCGAGGGCACGACTTCCGCTGTGGGACATCAGTGCTATGCATGAGTTTTTAATATCTCTATGCTTGTCATCAGAAGCAGTTGAGTATTCTCCAAATTCTACAAAATGATTTCCACCACCAGATGTTCCGAGTTGTCTCCAAGCCCTGTCTTTTAAAGACTGTCCATTGAAGTTTCCAATCTTAATTGAGTCCAGCAGGCCCCACCTTGGGTCATCCATAATCTTATGATTATTTTTGACCTGCGGGCAGGAGTATCCACCAAAGTATGTAGAATCTATAAGTGATTGTCTCTGAAGTCTATATGTAAGAGAGCCCTTGTTGTTTAACTCATTTGAGTCTGTGTCAACAAATATTGTCATCATCATTCGACAGCCAATATCTACACCGACAGCATAAGGTATCACGGCATTCTCAACCGCACATACACCCCCGATGGGCATTCCATAGCCTTGATGTGCATCTGGCATTAAAGCACCAGCGGTTACGACTGGCAAAGACATAACATTGTTCATTTGGTCTAAAGCCCCCTGCTCTATGTTTTCTTTGCCGTATATTGCGTATTCTCTTGACATACGGACATATGTGCATAATATCCATGTAAAGTCAAGCAATTAAGTAGACACTATCACAATATATGGGACGCTCGTATGAAATGAAAGAGGGTAGAAGAGTCATTGTGCCAACAGCAAGGCAAATGGCTGAAGCCGCTCGTAAGAAGGCAGAAGCAAGTCTAATGGTAGATGCACAAGGCCTTTCTGGAAGAAAGGCCACTGTCAAGGATTTAGCAGGGCTTGAAAGATATGTAGAAAATACGCTTAAACTGTCAAAGCAAAGACAAAAGGAAATACTTGAGCGAGGAGAGGCTACGGATGAATATTTAACATTGAGATTAATACAAATCTTAAAGGATGAAAAGGATGGAAAGGTTATTGATGAATTAAATGGAAGTGATAAAAAAACAAGCCTTCAAGGAAGAATTGACGCTTGGAGGGGTGGTGATATTGAGATGCTCGGAATGTGGGATAAAAACAATAGATTTATTGGATTTAGAATCGGAAAAGAGACCGAGGTGGAAAGTAATTACATTGAAGGAAATATGGCTGGAGGAACAATGTTGCATAACCATCCAGTAAAAGAAGAAAAAGGCGAACGACTTGGAAATCCTTGTTCTGGAGGCGATGTTTCATCTTTCCGTGACAGCGGAGCAAAGGCTTCAATTGTTACAACAAAGGAAGGCGTTTTTTATCTAGAAAGAAACGGTCCAACAACAATAAAAGATATCGACATTACAAGGGTTTGGGAAAGGACAAAAGTTAAGTATGAATTATCCGCCATGCTATACCGAACTAGCAAGACTATGGTAGCAGATGACTTTCACAGGCTGATTTGGAGAGATATCCACGAAGCAAATAAAGAACTTGCACGACTCGGTGGATACACTTATAGATTTGTACCCAATAAGGGTTATGAATCATTAACAGATAAAACTGCATTTGGAAAACTACCAGACTAAATATATATTAAAACTATGGAAAAAGAAGACAATAATGTTGAAAATCTAATTAAGAAGCAAAAACTTAAAATAGATGATACTGGACTCGAAAAGGGCAAATATAAAAAAACCTCAATAAAGCCATCCGAAAAGGAGATTGAGGAAATTAGAACCCTTTGGGAGAAGTTTCACAAAGAGATAATCGACAAAGTTAAGAAGAAGAGCGAAGAATAATGCTCAGTTGACAGAGTTCAATTGTTAATGGCCGCAGAAGGCATATTTGTTGGACTACCCCGTGAAACCATCGAAAAGATGCGTGACAAGGCTGTCGAATTAATTTTACAAGGTAAGACGATTATGTCTTACGGAGATGGGGTAAACAGTGCCTCTAAACAGTTTGCTATGCCGCCAAAGGAAATTCTTCACGAGTGCCAGTATGCTCTCGATAAATTGGACGGCAAGATAGTAAGAGGTCTTTGGACCAACTACGGTCGTCAAATTTATAGATGAATCAAGAAAGACAAAAACCACTCGGTTTCATTGACAGGGCAAGACTCGCTATTGCGAATGTCTTGAAGCCAAAGGCTTATACGGGCACTTGGGACTCTGCTAGATATTCTCCACACAGGTCGAGAATAGATGCCCCAATGCCAACGGATTTCCGTCAAGAGATGACGGCAACCGTTCGGCGTGAGATGGTTCGTCTTTCACGCTGGCTTGAAAAGAACAATGGTCTTTTCAGACAGACAATTAAAGATACTGCTCTTTATTCAATTGGCGAAGGCATCCATATGCAGGCCAATGGTGGAGATTTTGAGTGGCAAACCCTTGTCGAGGCAGAATGGGAGCAGGAGTGCGAGTCGCCAGAAGTAACTGGAAGATTCTCACTTCTTGAGTCACTTTATATAATTTGCGAAGCACTTGACAGAGATGGAGAGATTTTTGCCATAAAGGCAAAGCGTAATGGTATTCCAAAGTATCAAATGATAGAATGCCATAGAGTTGAGACTCCTCCGAGCCTTCTTAGTGACCCAAACATATGTGACGGCATAAGATACAATAAGTTCGGAGTACCAACTCAGTATTATGTAAAGCAGTCCGACGGTTCATATACAGCAATTCCTGCATCTTCGATGATGCATATTTACGAACCAACACACGCCTCTGCTTCTCGTGCTTATCCGCCACATCAACACGCAATCAATAATATGCGTGATGAAATGGACCTTCTGTCGATGGAGAAGGTTGCGGCTAAAGATAATGCAAGAGTATCTCGTATATTCAAGACACACGACACATCCGCAGACAATGGAGATATTGGTCTTGGGCAGGCACTTGGAACAAGCACCACGGATACCAACTCATTAGATAGAGTTCTCGGTGGTGTTACAGCCGTAATTCAGCCAAACGAGGAACTGGTGGCTCACCAGCCAGCAAGGCCGACAACGGCCTTTACTGGCTTTATTGAACACCTTCGTAGAGACTCTGTTATGGGTTCGCTTCCATATGAGTTTGTAGCAGACCCAACTAAGGCTGGTGGAGCATCCGTCAGACTTGTCGTTGCAAAGGCTTCTAGATACTTCTCAAAGCGTCAGAATATAATCATCAAACGATTCCTCAATCCTTACTTCCAGTACTGGCTTGGAACTAAGATTATGAGAGGAGACCTTCCAGCCGCAAGAAACTGGTGGAAGGTTGATTGGATGACTACCAGAAATGTTACCGTTGATGCTGGTCGTGATGCTCAGAATGAGCGAGCAGACCTTGAGATGGGAAGAAATACACTTGAGGACGACTTCGCCGCTCGTGGCTTACAATTTGAAAAGACAATGAGAAAGCGAGCCAAGAACTTCCTGTTCTTGAAGAAACTCGCTGAAGATACTGGACTTGATAGAGAAGACCTCTTTAGATTCTCTCCACAAGGTGGAGGTCCTTCTCCAAATGAAATGGGCAAGCCAATGATTGGTCCAGATGGTCAACCTGTAATTGGACCAGATGGAAAGCCCATGATGGAACAGCCAATGACGGCAGATGAGGGCATAGAAATGCAGGATGATTTGGTTGGAGCAAACCAGCCAGAAACGGCAGAGCCGAACATCGGCTCTGGCGTTGGAGTAATAAACGAGACAAGCATCTCGGTTGACTCTATTCCAAAGCAAAACCAAGGCCTTTCAGCCCCAAGAGACCAATCTTACATAAGATGATTAGAAACGACCTCTGTTACGCAATCTCGGCTGGAAGGCCGATGCTCATTGACCCACTGAAAGCCAAGGCTTTTGTGGACAATGCTAACCTTCTCTTAAATAATCCAGAGATTGCTTATTATCTTTCCGCTTGGACGGATAAGTATGAATCTAAGGCAACAAAGCCAAGAAAGAGACCTCGTGCTGGTAATCCTTGGGTCGAGGAAGATGAAACAGAAACAAATGCTGGAATGGATGTTGATTCATTCTTCTCTTCATTTAAGAACCCAGAAATAAAAGATGGTGTTGGTTGCATTCCTGTTGAAGGTGTGATTGGCAAGGGCTTGACAAAGATAGAGCGTATGCTCGGCTGTGCTGACCTTAAGGAAATTGCCTGCACGATGGATTGCTGGGAAAAGATGGACAATGTAAAAGAGGTTGTGTTTAAGTTTGATTCTGGAGGTGGCTCAACTTCTGGCCTTGAAGAAATGGCTAAGAAGATTAGAAACTATCCAAAGACAACGATTGCTTACTGTGAGGGAGACTGCGGCTCCGCCGCATTCTGGCTTGCAAGCCAATGCACTCGCTTCTATGTCACATCATCCTCAAGCATCGGTGCTTGCGGTATTTACTTAACTTTAAAAAATCACGAGAAGAAGCACCAGAAGGAGGGCATTGAGATTGATATCATCAAGTCTGGCGAATATAAAGCGGCTGGCGTAGAAAATACAGGCCTTTCAGAACTTCAGAGACAGCGTCTCCAAGATGAAGTTGATGAACTTCACAGAAGATTCATTAGAGATGTTCGCTCGGTAAGAGTCTTCGCAAGCGAAGACGACCTTCAAGGTCAATCATTCTACGGTGATGAGGCAGTACGCAAGGGTCTTGCCACAAATCTGGTTGATGGCTGGAAAGAAGTAGAAGAATCCATCAAGATGAATAGACAATTCAATATGGACGAAACCGTTAGCAGACTGCTCGGAAATCGCTTCTAATACGCAACCGAACATCGCTTGGGTTGACAATTAAACATTTTTAATTATTACTCACAATATGAGCAAATCAATAGACACCATCCTCAAAGAACTCATCGAATCCCAGACGGCCCAGACTGTGGCCCTCAATGAGAAACTCACTACTCTCGCTGGAGAAAATAACACTTACTTCGAGCGTATGAAGAAGATGGAAGAAGGCCTCACCGAGGCCATGAAGAAGGTCATCGAAATGGATGCCTCAATCAAGGAATACAACAAGGATATGGGCAAGAAGATTGACGAGATGGAGTCAAAGTACTCTTCTCTCTACCAAGCCCCAGAAAAGATGACTGAGGGTGAGGACGAAAAGGAAGACGACAAGAAGATTGAAGTCGAAATGCCGATGAACAACGAAGCCCCTGTCAAGGAAGAAGACAAGAAGGGTGGAAACTTTAAGAAGAACAACGGTATGTTCCAAGGCCCTTCAGAAGCCAAGGCTGAATACGAAGATGCTGGAACTAGCGGCCCTGCCCGCCCAGACCAAGAAGCCAACGAAGGTGGCAATATGATTGAAGGCGTTAACAAGGAAGTCGTTATGGGTCAGCCCAACGACGAAGAAGACGCTCCAAAGATGAAGCGTAACCGTGGTGGAAAGAACGCCACTGGCAAGAATTGCAAGGAATCTAATGAAGCACCACAAGCCGAGCAAGTCACGGAACAGCCCAAGGCTGAAACCGTCCA